CTCCAGTTGAGGCTGTAACTGGGATTACAGACTGGAGAAGTGTTGTAAATAATTTCTTCACTCAAATGAGTACGCGAATCCCTTCAGGGTTAGCAACTATCACTTCATCTAGTGCGGGTAGTATAACCGCAACTGCTAGTATCACGGTTACTTATCAGACCATCCCAGGCGGCATCGCCGTTGGCGGTGGTAAGTTTGAACATTTTGGTGGCGCTGCCGAAACTCGCAGGCTGGCAACTGCAGGTGCAACTAGAGTTGGGCAAAACATTTCCAGTCACAATTCAGCTATCTCTAACAACGCAGGCCAGGACAAACAAGGCGATGAACCAGCAAACACTGGTGTATTCGTCGAAACAGCAACTTCTGGTACTTCTGCAGCGGCTTTAACCCACGCTCAATTAGGCGTGAGTGCTGCAAAACTTTACTTCGATAACGGCACGACCTATTATATAGGGTCGACATCGAACGTTCAGTACCTTTCGGCTTCTGCTGCAAAATTTGATTCTTTGGAAGTAACCGAGATTGTATCAAGGACTACTACTAAGAACTCACTTGAGGTTGCTGACAATCTGATCATCGCGGGCGTTTCGGGCTCTAAGCACGGCGACCACGTCGGAAGCGGTTTCCAGCTTGGTGGTAAGGTAGGTGTCCAGGGAACTGGATCTGCTGCACTGCTTTCTATGACGCTCGGTGATCCTTCTGTAGGCAAGGGTTCGCTTTTGTTGAACGTTTCGGACACTAGAATCGTATCTGTTACCTCTGGTAGCTTTTATAATGCTGCTGGTGCTGTTGGGAACGGTATGCTTGCTGTAACAGGCGCTCTTTCTTCATCTTTACTGAGAAGCCAGAACGTGTCTGCTGGAACTGTAACCGGCTCGACTTTGACGATTCACCGATTGGTGACGAACAAGTTAGCTGGCACAGGCCTCATCACGCAAGATAATATCCAGAGTGCATCGATAACAAGTGGTCACATTGGCACTGGCCAAGTGACGCACATCAAACTATCTACTGGCGTCGCCACTGCTGACAATTTTCAGACTGCGTCTGTAGATGCGGGCCATATTGTGGCTCTCAACGCGACTACGGCTAAGATTAACGATGGCGCAGCTACGAAGGTCAAGTTTGGCGTCGGCGCTGTTACACTTGACAAGATGGCAACGGGCTCTGTTTCAACGCTTCAGATCTTGGATGCTAATGTTACCAAGGCTAAGATCGCTGTAGGCGCTGTCACACTTGACAAGATGGCAACGGGTTCTGTTTCAACGCTTCAGATCTTGGATGCCAATGTTACCAAGGCTAAGATTGCCGTAGGTGCTGTCACGCTTGACAAAATGGCAACGGGCTCTGTTTCAAAACTTCAGATCTCGGACGCTAATGTTACCAAGGCTAAGATTGCCGTAGGTGCTGTCACGCTTGACAAAATGGCAACGGGCTCTGTTGGTGACAAAGCACTTAATGTTGCAGTTGTCCAAAACAGCGCTGATGCCCACGGTGGTATTAGTTGGAGTTCTGGTAAGCTGTCACTAGGCTTTGTACGAAGAGACTTTGGTAGAAGTGGCAACAATTTTGTCACAGATGCAGTGAGTTCTCCGTTTACAACAGCATCGTTGTCAGCCCAGCCTGCATCAGGTACCGTACAAGTTTACTTTAACGGTACTTTGCTTGCCCCAGAGCACTTTGCTGGCGCGGGTAAAGTCGCTGGAAGCACACAGGCAGACTACCGTATCGTAACTTCGAGTGCGAACGCATTTGCCATACACGTCCATCCAGATCTTGCTTTGGATTCAGATGACGTCCTTACCGTAACCTACTTCTCAGGTTCTGGCCTAACAAGCTAATAAACTAAACATCTAAGGGGGGTACCCGACCCCCCGTTTCCTCCCCCCATTAATTCATTTATGTAGACTTTTTGAAAAACTCAAGACTATTTAATAGAGAATAGTTTATTGTGTCATCAAGATCGTTTTAGATTTGATTTTATTTTTCAAGGAGATTCCGTATGTCAGTTAGAAAATTCAAGTTCGTATCGCCTGGTGTCTTTGTAGGAGAAACAGATAACTCCCAGATACCAAGAACACCCACCGCCATAGGGCCAGCAGTTGTTGGTCGATTATTAAGAGGCCCATCCAACCGCCCAGTAACGATTTCATCATTCAGTGAATTCGTAGAGATTTTTGGAAATCCGGTAGCCGGTGGAGCAGGTGGAGACGTTTGGAGAGAAGGTAACACTTTGGCTCCCACTTATGCTGCATATGCTGCACAGGCGTTCCTTAGAAATTCTTCCCCAGTAACAATCGTAAGAGTATTGGGTGTCGCAGACCCCGCTGCAATTGCTGGTGGTGAGGCTGGATGGAAACTAACTAGAAATCACGGCGGCGCTCGAACCCGACCATCGAATGTTGGTGGGGCTTATGGACTCTTCTTACTTTCTTCTGGCAGTGGCCAATCATATGATCACGGTGCAACTCTGGGATCCATGGGTGCACACAACACAGACAACGCCAACCTGGTTCGTAGCGCTACCGCTCCAACCGGATCACTCGCCGCTGTATGGTATTTCGACAAGGGCGCAATAGAACTTTCTGGCGCACTTACACCGGGGAATGCGTTGACTTCCTCATACGACACCATTGGGCGGAACCTCACGGGTGGTATCGACCAGGGAGTGGCTGCAGGGAACGGTCTAGCATTCAGGCCTAGCATCGCTTCAAAATATGAGTTCACAGCAGTGCTGTTCGACAACGGAGATAAACCAAACAAGGTAACATTCAACTTTGATAGAACTTCTGATAAATATATAAGAAAGGTTTTTAACACCAACCCGACACTTCTTGGAGATTCCGTCACCAACGCAAGGGGCTACTTCCTAGGTGAGTCTTTTGATCGGCACGTAAAGGATTTGCACGGCACAAGTCTAGAAGCGGCTTCCGAAACCGGAGACCCCAGCCTCGCGGGTGTAATCGTTGGTCTTGGCGGCAACTTTGCGGAACTAGATTGGTCATTAAATCAAAAGAGTACTCAACCATCTTATAGTCCGTGGTTTATTGGTCAAGACTTGACCACGAACGCTGCAGGCTTCGATGCAAATAACCAGCAGAAGTTGTTCAGACTTGTGGCATTGGACGACGGCGCTTGGTCATCAAAGCACATTAAAGTTACAATAGAAAATCACAAAGCACCAACACAGCAAAACCCATACGGTACTTTCGATTTGGTCTTAAGAGATACAAGAGATAACGACGCGGCAAGAAAAGTTTATGAGACTTTCGGAAACTTAAATTTAAATCCGAACTCTCCAAACTATATTGCGCGAAGAATTGGTACGCAATATCAAGAGTGGGACACGTCCGACAACAGATACAGGACTTATGATGATTATCCAAACGAGTCTCGGTTCGTAAGAGTACTCACAAACGGTAACGTTGATCAGGGCCTTACAGATCCTTCACTATTGCCTTGGGGATTCTTTAGTCCACCGAGATATAAATCGCTTTCATTTACAACAAGCAACGGTGGTCTCGACGTCCATACAACGGGTAGCAATATACACCTCGAATCCTTCTCCGGCTCAGCGGGAGCCACAGGGTTAGGGATTCACATCGGCGGTGCACCATCGCTCGACCAAACGGTGGTATTAAACGGCCTAACCATAAGCGCATCCGGCTCAACAACCTTCAACTCGAATACGGTCTTTAATGCGTTTACTACGGGAACCTTCTCAATCGCCGCCTACGGCCAAGTGTCTGCACCACCAAAGCCAGTGGTTATATTCCCAACATTCGCACTTCGTTCCGGTAGTGCTGACGATGGATTATCTGACCAGAAAAAAGCCTGTTTTGGAATTACAACCGGGCGATCCCCGAGTTCCACGAGATTCGATGAATCGTACTGGGATCTAGTTCGTGGCGATCAAGGTTCCTCTGCGAACGTTTACGACGCAGGCACTAACACTGAGACTGCGTTCATATTCTCTCTGGATGATGTTATTGCATCAAACGTGGCCCCTGGGTCAGTTACGACGGCTTTCTACCAGTCCGGCTCTAGAAAAGCGGACAGATCGTATACTGCGGCAAGAAGTAGTTATACGGATCTGATTGACTCTGGATTTACGTCATTCACAGCCCCTATGTTTGGCGGCTTCGATGGCTTGGATATCAAGGAAAGAGTTCCTTTCGGAGATAACAACATAGGAACGTCTTTTGCCAGTTCATACGAAGCACACTCTCTTAAGCGTGCTGTAGACTCGCTGTCAGACCCAGAAGTTGTAGAGATCAATATGTTGGCAGTGCCAGGCGTGAGAAAGCCTTTGATTACCGACCGTGTTATCGACATTTGCGAAGATAGAGCGGATGCACTTGCAGTGATAGATATCGAAAATGGCGGTTACAAGCCTGCGACGGAGACTACAGATAACTTCAAGACAAGAGTTGCAAACGCTTCCGTTCAGGCCGCAGTTAACTCTCTTAGAAACCGAAACATTAACAGCAGCTATGCTTGCGCTTTCTTTCCTTGGGTTAAGATCTTTGATGAGATCAATTCAAAGCAAGTTTGGGTGCCACCATCAGTTGCAGCAATCGGTACGTTCGCTTCTTCTCAAGCAAACTCCGAATTGTGGTTCGCTCCAGCAGGATTTACTAGAGGCGGGTTGTCGGAAGGTTCGGCAGGGTTGCCAGTGATTGGCGTTTCACAGAGACTTTCGTCCAGAGACAGAGATAAACTTTACGATGCAAACGTTAACCCAATCGCAACGTTCCCAGCAGAAGGCATAGTGATCTTTGGCCAGAAGACGCTTCAGGTCACCCCTTCGGCACTTGATAGGATCAACGTCAGAAGACTTATGATCTTTGTCAAGAAAGAAATTTCTAGAATTGCTTCAAGACTACTTTTCGATCAGAACGTACAGTCGACTTGGAACAAGTTCCGAGGTGAGGTAGAACCATTCCTTGATAGTGTAAGAGCTAGACTCGGTTTGACTGACTACAGAGTAATTCTCGACGAGTCTACTACTACACCAGATTTGGTTGATAGAAACGTGATGTATGCCAAGATTTTCTTGAAGCCAGCAAGAGCCATTGAGTTTATTGCAATCGACTTTACGATTACGAACTCTGGCGCATCATTTGATGATTGAAAAAAACTTTGGCCACACTATTTAAGAGTGTGTAACATATTATTTTTAGGAGGGCAGTTATAATGCCAGGCGTAGACGGATTTTGGTCAGATGCTAGTATCGAGCCAAAGAGAAAATTCAGATGGCTCCTCAGTTTCAGAGGGGTACCACAGTGGATAATGAAAAAGGTCGGAAAACCGAACTTCAGTTTGGGAGAAGCAGAACATAGCTTCCTGAACTACAAGTTCTACTACCCTGGCCGAGTGGAGTGGTCGGAAATAAGTATGACACTTGTTGACCCAGTGAGCCCCGACGCTTCTAGGACAATGATGGCGTTACTTAAACAGTCTGGCTATGTGCCACCGCACAACTTTTTGAACGCCAACAATATACCCGATACGCAAGGATTGGAAGCAAACCGCGTATACACTATGTCAAAGGCCGGCGCTACGAAAGCGCTGGGCGGAGCGATATACATTCAGCAGATTGATTCGAACGGTAGGGTCAACGAGGAATGGAAACTTTACAATCCATTCATCAAATCTGTCAGTTTCGATGAGCTTGATTACGAGAGTGACGATCTCTTAAACATCGAGTTAACCCTTCGGTATGACTGGGCAGACCTTACCGGTCGGGGGTCTGGCGTAATCGCTTCGGAGCTTGATAAGAAACCCAGCGCTCTAGCAGCCGGCGCAGACTTTAGTGCGCTCTAATAATAAGCACAAGGCTAATTTGAGAATATAAGTTACAGTTTTTTTGTTAAAGAAAGTGAGGATATATGAGTAATAGAAATGCCAAGCGACGCGCAGCCGGCGCATCACAGGCCCCACCCCCGGCTTCAATGCCATTAAATATAAGTACCACGAACAGTTTGTTAAACTTTGCAGTCCCAACGGAGATCGTGGATCTCCCCTCAAAAGGGCTCTTCTATCCAGAGGGCAGTCCCCTGTACGGAAAAGACAACATAGAAATAAGGTTTATGACAGCCAAGGACGAGGACATTCTGACCTCTCCTTCCCTTCTCAAGAAGGGCATAGCTATTGATAGATTATTGCAAAGTGTCATCATTGATGAAAACATCAATGCAAAAGACTTGTTAGTTGGGGACAGAAACGCTTTAATGTATGCAGTTAGAATAACGGGTTACGGTGCAGCATACGAAGCTCAGGCGACGTGTAATATGTGTGGGTCCGACAACGATATAAATTTTGATTTGTCCAAGTACACAGATCATTACAGTATGCCAGAGACTACGAGCGATATTCAAATAAATTCAAATGGAACCTTCAGTGTGGATTTACCTGTCACAAAAATTAGTGTTGATGTTAGGTTTTTGACAGGCCACGATGAAGAGAAGTTGACAAAATCGACGCAGCTAAAGCAGAAGAACAGTTTGCCAGACTCACAATCTACTGATTTGCTGAAGAGCATTGTGGTAAGTGCCAACGGCGTCGAGGACCCATCCCAGTTGAGTGAATTTCTAGAGGCGATGCCCGCCGCAGACTCAAGGTTCTTGAGGGGTGTTTATTCCGACATGTCACCGAACGTCAAGTTTTCTCAAGAGATGACTTGTGAACATTGCGAAGCAGACAGCGAGGTGGACGTGCCAATCACAACCGGGTTTTTTTGGCCTGAACAATGAATACATAGAGTCTGTCTATGAGGAGTTGTTTATATTGAAACACCACGGAGGTTGGAGCTTTTTTGAAGCCTACAACTTACCGATTCAGATTAGAAGGTGGTTCATTAGAAGGATTATAAAACATAATGAAGACGAGAACGCTGAAATAGAAAAACAGTCTCAAAAATCTAGACGAAAATGATCGTAATCTAATAGGGCCTCCGAGGCCCTATTTTATTTTAGTGGTTACTAATTATGGTGTAGACTTATATCGAGGAAATGAAGTTGACAGAGCAAGAAGAGATAGTATTAGATTTTACAAAGATAAGCGAAGCACCGATGTTTCTTATGCAACAAGGTGCACAATTGGAGAGGGTGCTCAATGTTCTCTTTACTGGATCTCCTTTTCCGGTAAAGGTCAAAGGCACACCAAAACAGCTTGACAGGTTTAGTAACGCTCTCGCTGCAGAGAAAGCCTTTGCTGTCGCCTTCAACAAGCACGGACTCAACAATCCAGCCACTTACAAAAGCAGATACAGGTTGGATTCAGCGGTTAAAAAGTTCGAAAGAGACACGGGACTGGCCTGGCCGGTTAAATGAGGTAGGCGAACGTGGCTGATAAAAAAGAGTTACAGAGTATATTAGAAAAGTCCGGCCTTAGCTCAAGAGACGCAGCCCAAGCGGTAAAGTCTATTCAAGCTATGATGGGAAACAGGCCAAAATCCTCATCCCCAGAGGAAATCCAAAAACAGGTTGTCCAAGCGGAAGCAGACCTTAAGTTAAAAGCAAAAAAACTAGAACTTGAAGAAAAGATAATGAATGCTGTTGGAGAACAGTACTCAAAGCATCAGGTTTTAACTCATATCGGCCAAGAGCAGTTAGAGATAGAAAAGCTGAAGATGGACTTGCTCCTGTCTTCTAAAGACGCCACGGCGAAGGAACTTCAAGACCAAAAAGCGAAAATTATAGAGCAGGTTAAATACAACAAAGCACTAGCAAAAGGACAGGAAATATTCGCCGCCATCGAAGGTGCTTCAGCTAACCTTGCGCAAAATATAGGATTTGCTCAAAAGGGTTTCGGCAGCTTTGTTGACGATGCAACCTTGAGTGCCAAGGGATTTAAAGATCTATCTAAATCCTCTGGACAACTTTTTAAAAATGTTTTAAAGTCGTTTACTCCTATGAAACTTTTTGGCGGTTTCGTCAACGCTGCTGTTGAATCTTTTACGTCACTGGATAAAGCCCAAAACAATTTGTTTCAGTCCACAGGTATGGCAGATATGGCACCCAGGATGGCCAAAATTGCCAACGAGAGTCAGTCACTGTCAATGCGTGGCCCAGAGGTCGCAAACGCGCTTGCAGCAATGCAGACAGAGTTTCAAGGATTTTATAATTTAAACACAACTAATCAAGATACTGTATTGAAAACTGTCGCGACCCTGGAACAATTTGGAGTCGCAGCACAATCTACCGGAGAAGCCATCGGTTTTTTAACCACTTCAATGGGTATGTCGCTACCAGCATCGGAAGAGACGGCTAGAGAGCTAGCAGCACTAGCGCGGCAACTCAAGCTTCCACCGGATATGATTATATCTGGATTCAACGGCGCATCGAAAGAACTGGCTAAATATGGCCCGAGAATGGTCGGAGAATTTAAGCGAATCCAAGGTGCTAGCCAGTTACTGAATATGGATGTTGGCTCAATGTTACAGAGTATGGCACAATTCGACACGTTCGATACCGCCGCAACATCGGCTGGAAATCTTAATGCACTTTTGGGTGGGCCCTATATGGACACTATAGAGTTGCTGTCCGCCACAGAATCTGAGAGGCTTGTCTTGCTTAAAGAAGGTCTTGAGGTGTCCGGCAAGTCTTTCGATCAGCTTGATAAATTCAAAAAAGCCGCCATTGCTGAACAGATGGGTATGTCTGTCACACAACTAGGAAAAATGATGGCAAAAAGCTCCGACCAAATTCGAGCCGCAATGGCCGATGCAGACACCCAAGCTGAAACAGCAGCCAATATGCAAAAAGAAAGAGTCAGAATGATGGACGTCATGACTCGCCTAGGTTTAGAACTAGAAAAAGCAATGACGGCTGCTTTCGGCAATGATCTTTTTAGCGATAAGACGATGACAAATATCAAGAATGTTTTTGAGGGAATATTTAGGTTAGTTAAGGGCATTGCCAAAGTTATGGGAACCGTCAGTGGTGCCATAACGTCAATAACCGGAAGTCCGATAATGGGTGTTCTTGGTCTCGGCGGTGCTGCTGCTATTGGCACATTAGCAGTGAAAGCTGCTATGGGTGCCGTAATGGGTCGCTTGATGCCAGGCGGCACACCAATAAATCCTTCTTATGTTGTTCCGCTTGGTGGTGGAATGGGCGGTATGGGTGGCGGCGGCGGCGGCGGTAGACGCAGATTCCGCATACGCGGCGGCAAGGGTGGCGGAAAGTTCGCAGGCTCCAAATTCCAGGGAGGCAAACCTCCCGGCGGACTGGGCAGCAAAATCGTCGGAATGGGCAGAGGAGGTATGCTTGGAAAAATGGGCGCTGCGACAGCGGGCCTCTTCAGCCTTGGGTCCTTGTCCGATACGGGTAAATCCTTGGTGGGTGGTGCAAAATCGTTTGGTACTGGTGCAATGAATATGGCCAAAGACGCCGGCGGATATGTAAAAAACAAGGCAGGGCAAGCAGGATCTTTTATTGCTGAAAAGTCTGGGCAAGCCGGCGCGTTTGTATCCAAGCATGCAGGAGCACTAAAAGACAAAGCTATGAATTCTAGTCTAGGTAAGCTTTTAAGTAGTATCGACAAGGGCAAAGGTTTGAAGATTTTCAAGGCAATAGGTAAACTCCCATTGGTGGGTGCGTTG